GGCGGTACGCCACGCCTCGCGCCCGTTCCGCCACCGACTCGAACCGGGTCACGAAGCCCTCGAGCATCGTGGTCGGGTAGGTGGTCGTGTTGGCGAGCACGTCGAACTCGGCGCGGATCTCCGCCGCGGTGACGTAGGCGGTCACGTCAGGGCTTCTTGGCGGCGCGCGCCTTGCGGGCGGGCTTCACCGGTTCGGCGCCTTCGCCATCCTCGGCGGGGTCGGCCGCGTCGCCACCCTCGGCGGGGTCGGCCGCGTCGCCACCCTCGGCGGGCGCTTCATCCGGTCCGTCCACCACGGCGGCATCTTCTGGGCTTGCGGGTTCTGCACCTTCAGCCTCCTTGGCCAGACCGGCGCCGATCAGGTCGGCGGCCTCGTGGTTGGGCAGTTCGATCTCTCCACCAGCGAGCGGCCATTCGATGCCGTCTCGGGTGCCGGTGATGTGTTGGGTCATCTGGACGCGCACGGGCGGCCTCTTTCTCTCAGGGGGTGACAACGGGGCGGGCCATGGCGGCCCGCCCCGTCAGGGTTACTGGGGCTTGGTGATCGCCCCGCCACGGACCACGGTCACGCCGATGGCACCACCGGTGGACGGGCTGCCGGTCACGGTGAGGTTGCAGCGGACGTACCGCTTCGACCCCAGGTAACCGACTTCCTGCACGGTGTCGTCGGCAGAGCTCGTCGCGTTGACGAACGCCCCCGACAGGTCGCCAGCGGCCACGTTCGTCCACGTCGAGTCGTCGTCGGACTCCTCGGGGTCGAAGGCGAAGGTGCCGTCGGTGACGGTGCCCACGTGCGCCAGGAACATGATCGAGCGGTAGCCCGACAGGTCCACGGTGACGCCCGAAGCGGTGGTGGTACGGACGTTCGGGAGCAACGTGCTCGCCACCGAAACGTCCTTGTTGATGTCTCTGGACATGGCCCCTCCTTCGGGGTCTGCCTGCTGGCGGCCAGAACGACCGCCAGCAGACGAACGGGTCAGGAGTGCTGGACCAGCAGCTTGACGGCGGACGCGTCCTGCACCAGCGAGTCGGCACGCTCGTAGGCGATGAAGCCGACCTGCAGGTACTCGGCGTAGCGCTCGGCCAGCCGCATGAGCTGGCCGCCTGCCACGCGGCGGACCACGAAGTGGGCCTGGTGGTCACCGAACGCCAGGGTCTTCTTGGTCGCGGCGACCGTCGAGTCCATGTCGTTGTTCACCACCAGCGGGTAGCCGTTGAAGGTGTCGGGGGTGCCGAGCTGGACCGACGGCTGCCACAGCGGACGGCCCACGCCAGCGCCGCCCGAGTCGTCGCGGACCTTGCGCAGGTAGGCGACGACCAGGTCGTGGCACTTGTAGGCGCAGCGGCCCGAAGCCCGGTAGGCGGCATCCACGGAGTGCTCGAGGTCGATGACCTCGTCGTAGGTGATCGCCGTGGCCGACGCCGTGGTCTTGCCGGTGCTGGCCCCGTACACGTAGCCCTGCGGCTGCGAGGAGCCGGTGCCCGTGGTGAAGCGGGTGTTCTGGATGCGGCCCAGACGCTCGCCCATCTTGCGGGCCACGATCGACTCGATGTCGATGCCGGAGTCCTGGAGGAGCTGCAGCGACACGAGGCCAGGGCCCGACACGAACGTGTAGGCGCCGAGGGTCTTCTGCCCGAAGGACAGGTCGCCTTCGTTGCTGGCCGCGGTGTTCTCGCCCAGGATGTAGCCGACGTTCGACGTGTCGTCGTTGGTCGCCCACGGCAGCGGGTTGCCGGTGGTGGTCGAGATGACCTCGGCCCCGTCAACGGCGCCGCCGTAGTACTTCATCGTCTCCGTGACCTTGGCCCAGAAGCCCTCGGGCACCGTGTAGCCGCCGACGGAGCCGGAGGTGGTGCCGAGCGCCCGGGACTCAGCGCCGGGGGTGAGGTTGCGGAACTGCGCCTGGAGGAGCTGCCGGTGCTCGGGGGCGATGTCGGTCATGCCGTCACGCATGTACGCCACGAACGCCTCGCGGTACTCGGAGTCCTTCGGGGCGTCCTGGCCAGCGGCGGTCGCACCGTTGGCGGCCTCGCGGCGGGCGTTCTCGTCGATCTGCGAGAACTTGGCGTCGAGTGCCTCCGAACGCTGGATGTTCTCGATCTCGGCGCCGAGCCGGTCGACATCATCCAGGGCACGAGTCCACCCCTGGGTATCTTCGGCGGAGAACTCGTCTCCGGCCTTCTTGCGGGTGTCGAAGTCCTGGGCCTTGGCCCAGGCGGATGCTCGCTGGTCGACGAGATCCTGAAGTGCGGTTGCCATCAGAGGCGTCCCTTCATGAGGTTGGTTCGACTGGACAGGTGGTCCAGCTCGATGGTGGGTACGCCAGTGGTTTCGTCCGGCTGGCTAGAGCGGCTTTCGCCGCCTTCGAGGCCCTGCGTGGTGTCGTCCGGCGCAGAGTCAGCGATCTGTTGCACGAGGTCGAGCGCCCGTTCGGGCAGCGCGTCGAGAATCGAGTCGGGGGCACCCGTCAGGTCGCGCATCAGGCGGCGCTCGGCGGCGGCGTCAAGCCCAGCGGCGCGACACATGGCATCGAAGGCTGCGGACCGCAGCCCGGCCGAGGTTGTTGCGTATGCCGGGTAGGTGACGACGGCGACATCGTACAGGGCGAGTTCGGTGATCCGGTAGAAGTCTTCGCCGTCGCGCTCTTCGTAGTCCCATGCGATCGGGTCGAAGGCGAACGACATTTCCTTCAGGTCGCCGCGGTCCAGCAGGATTGCGGCGTCCTGCGCGTACGAGGTCGGGGCCATGTCAGCGTCGGTGTCCAACCCGGCACTGGAGGCATCGAGTCGGAGCGTCCCGGCCGACGTGCGTGCCAGCAGCAAGTCCGGATTGTGGTTCTGGAGAAACCGAACGTCAGCCTCGCGAAGGGTCTTCGTGACAGCCTCCGGGGCAATCTCTTCCCAGAACCCCCACCGCTTCGACCCGATCCACGTCGGGGTGTCGAACACGATGGCCTCACCCTTGAAACCGATCGCCCCGTCAGAGGACGCGTCGCGGGTGATGGCCTGGGAACCGAGTCGCGCCGACCGCACAAGCCGCCCAGCAGGGTCGGTGGCACGGAAGACAGCGTTTCGCTTCTCCGTGAGCACAGAGACAGCAGTCGAGGGCATGGTGCCTCCTGGTGGTCGGCCTGATGTCAGGCAGGCGAAGGGTCAGCGGCATTGGCGCCAGCCGACGAGAGGGGGACGATCTGGCCGTCCACCGAGATCAGGGTCATGTTGGACGGCACGATCGGTTCGTCCAGCCCATCAAGGGCCGTCAGGTTCTCGTGGTCGCGCGCCTCGTTGCGCACAAGCCAACCGTCCGTGATGCCGTAGTGGTAGAACTCGGCGCGGGACTTGGAATCGCCACGCAGCAGCCCCTCGAGACTGTGCTCAGCGAACTGGTCCGACGGCAGCAGCTCGTTCGTCCAGCGGTCCTCAGAGACCGACACGGGGGTCTGGAGGGTGAACTTCAGCCAGCCGAGCACCTGCTGCTCAATGCCCGTCCCCCACGAGGTGGAGCCCGACACGTTGCCCACGAGGTGCGGCGGGGTGCCGATCATGCGGCCGATCTCATCCACCGACCACTGACGACCCTCGAGCATCTGCGCATCTGCGGGCGGGATGGACACGGGGGTGAACGTGGCGCCGTTCTCAAGCACGCCGATCTCGCCCGTGTTGGCGACACCGCCCGTCAGTTCCTTCCACCTGGCCTTGATCCGGCCCGCTGTCTTCCCCTCAGCGTCCAGGGCGTTGGGGGTGGTGATGACACCCGAGAGACGGGAGCCGTTGGCGATGAACTTGGCGGTTGAGTCGTCGCCCGCAATGGCGATGCCGAGCGACTGCCGGAACACCTCAAGCGGGCGCACACCCTGCATCCCGTCCATCGACATGTACGGCAAATGGAGGATGTCGTACGGGGTGCGGCGCAGCTCTTCGCCGTTGGGCATGTGGATCAGGAACAGCTTGCCCGCAGGATTCTGCGCCGTCGGGTCAACCTCGCGCACCTGCACCCGCGACGGGTGAAGCGGCCACACCTCCCGCACCTGGCCGGAGCCATCGCGGACCTTGCGAGAGAACGCGTTGCCCCAAGCGATGAAGTGCAGGAACGTCGTGATCCGCCACTCCTTCGAGGTCTGGCGGGGGTTCGGCCTGTCCAGCACCGTCGGCGCCTCGATGCGCTCACGGGTGCCCCGCTTGTAGACCTTCACCGGGAGCGTGCCAAGGGCGCCGGCCGTGATGGTCAGCGCCCGGTAGTAGGTCGGCAGGCCAAGCACGCGCTGCTCGGACACAACCACACCGGAGTCCGACTGCGGGCCACCAAACCACGCCGCAAGGGTGGCATCGGTGAGCGGTCGGCGCGGGTCCTCCACGGAGCGGCGCAGACCGCCGATCAGGGTCACTTGGACACCTTGCGATCAAGGCCGCCAGCACGCAGGGTCAACCAGACAGAGGCGAATCCCCACGCCCAACCCGACCCGACGTGAGCGGCAGCTACCACACCAGCGAACCCGCCAGCGAGATCAAGCACCACAGCGCGGCCCGTGTAGGCGCCCGCGGCGAGCTTCAGCCCACGGTCAGCCACAACGGCGGCGGCGGTACGGATGCGCTTCACCACAGCACCGGGCCGTCGTAGTTGTCGCCCGGGTTCAGGGCGTGCCAGCACGCACGGTCGAAGGCGACCACGGCAGAGATGGCAATGTCGATCTTGCGAGGCGAGTCCAACGATTCCTTCGTGATCACGTCACCACCTCGGGTTCGTTTCGTCACCGCGTTGCGCAGGTGCCGCGCCAGGCGCGGGTCGTTGTCATGGGTCAGCGGCATTGCCGCATCGTCCTCATCGCCGCCAGCCACCGACGCATAGAAGCGAGTGCAGGCAGGCTCCATGCGAGCCGTCTGGTTCGTCGGGAACTCCACCACCACGTCTCCGTAGGTGGCCTCCCACTGTTCGATCTCGTCGGCCCAACCGGGTGGGTCAGGTGCCAGCTCGAGCACCCGCCAGCGCTCCATGGCCTGAGCCATCGCCGCCTTGACCTCTTCGCGTGGGACCTTCCATCGCGGGCCGGCGTCGTCGGGTCGCTCCCACGCACCGACCCCGAACAGGTAGCCATCCAGGGTGCAGCCCCAGATCGCAGTGGAGTCACGGCGATACGAGCCGTCGAAGGCAAGCACCACCTCGGTGCCATCAGGCGGCGGGGGTCCGATCTTGCCAGGCGGCGCAACCGAACGCGCCTCCCACGAACCCTCAGGCAACCAGTGCCCACCACCACGAGCGAACGCGCCCAACCAGTAGCGGCGGATCTCGTGCAGCGGATGGTTCTTCCGGATCAGCGAATCCGCCCGCTGCTCCAGGTCTGGCCACTCCACTGGCGTCGCATCCCGCAGCGCCGAGAGCAGCAGGTCACGGTCGATCGCACCCTCAGCGTTCAGCAGGGGGCGCTTCGGGTCGGTGCCGTAGTGCAGGTAGTAGAAGCTCGGGTCGACCACTTCACCCGTGGCAACCTTCTCGCCGTACGCAGCGAGCTCACCCAACAGTGACTCAGGGTCAGCATCGTCAGGCGTCGTGATGTTCAGCTCCAGGCAGTTGGCTCGCTTCTCCATGCCCTGGAACAACACCAGGTGGACACGGCGCTTGCGGCCCGTCCACTCATGGATCTCATCAGCAGCACCAGCAGTCGGCAGACCGCCGTCATTGGTGCCCGCGACCGCGGCCACCCGGTACAGCTTCCCGGTCGACTCCTTGAGCTGGATCTCGGCATCAAAGCACTCCACGAACTCGGCCAGGGGCGCCGGAGAATCCGTCGTCCCCTTCGCCATGTTCGTCGCCGCATCGTGGAACAGCTTGGCCGCCTGATCCCACGACCCAGCCGCAACCGGCAGGTTCGGAGACCGGCGCATCACCGGACCATCCGGCGTCGGCAGACTCGGGCCAGCCAACAAGAACAGCATCAGGGCGGCGATCAGCTCCGTCTTGGCCGACCCCTTCGGGCACACCAGCAATGCCCGCTGCACCACGTAGCGGAACGCCACGATGTCACCGATCATCACCAAGTTGTTCGGGTCGTACTCGAAGATCCGATACGCCGCCCGCACACCCCACGTCGGGACCTTGTACGGCTGGCCAAGCAGGTCACCCTCACCATGAACAAGCCACGACTCTGCCCACTCAACGAAGACCGGGCCGAGCGTCGGCGGCAACGTCCCGTCAGGAAGAACCCACTGCGGAGTCTCCCGGAAGGGCGCGGGGATCGTCCGGCGCGGCGCTTGCATCACTGCTGCCATGCACCGCCTCCCGATACTTCGCGTTGGCCTGCTCGAGGCTCTGCCGGCGCTGGAAATCCACGCCCAGCTTCAGCAACGAACCGGGCGTCAGACCGAACCGATCCTCCAGGGCTTCGATGCGGCCCTCGATCTGCAGGGCCTGCGCCTCCGCCTTCTCGGCCCGCTCGTACATCGGATTCGCCTTGAGCTGCCCAGTAGACCCAGCGGTGAAGTGCTCATCACCCACCGCATCGCGCAGGGCGTCGGCAGTCGCCCACGCACGCCGCAGGCGGTCGCGCCAGTCGAACAGGCGCACCAGCGCCGGGCGATGCGAGGCACGCACCACCGAGATCAGTTGCTCGTCCGCCCAGAACTCCAGCCACTCGGCGGCGGTGTCGGTAAGCCACGACTCTGCGGCGGGCGGAGCGACAGGACCGGGCGGCACCAGCTCCACCACCTTGGCAGCAGTACCACGACGCTGCCTGAGGGCGGGGTCCTTCTTGGCGACCATCAGCCCTCCCGGGAACGACTCTCAAAAACGGGCAGACCGGGCACCGTACAGCGCGAAAGTTGGG